AAAAAAGATTTTCACTTATTCGTGCAATTAACGACGTAGCAAATAACCGACCACTTGATGAAGTTGCTACGGAGGTAGTTAAGCGCGGTTTTGAAGAGTTCCGCAAGGCGGGTATCTCTACGGCTGGTCAGATTCAGCTTGGCTCGTTTTTTGAAGAACGTTCGGCTATTATGGCTGGCGTAGATACTCAGGGTAAGGAAGCAGTAGCTACTGACCTGCATGACATTCTTGGTCCACTCCGAGCAGAATCTGTATTGGCTAAGTCGGGTGCTCAGTTCCTTACAAACCTTGTTGGTGATTTTGCTATTCCTAAGTATAGTGGAAGTACATGCGGATGGGAAAGTGAAATGGGTGCGGCAAAAGAGGGCGCAGGTACATTCTCGCAGGTTAAGTATAATCCTCACCGAATCACTACCTATATCGACGTATCGAAAATGTTCCTCGCACAAGACTCGGTATCTGCGGAAAATATGCTGAAGCGTGACATTGTAGAGGCTATTCAGAACAAGCTGGAAGAAACGATTCTTGGTAACGGTGCTGGCGATGCTAATACTCCTGCGGGTCTGTTTGCTAATGCAACCGCAATGGACGCTCTTACCCTTGAAAACATTGTAGCACTTGAAGAAGCGCTTGAAACCCGAAATGTTTCTGGTGAGAAGTGTTTTATTGTATCTCCCGCTATTAAGAGCAAGCTGAAGACGACAAAAGTTGATGCTGGGTCTGGTCTTATGCTTATGGCTCCCGACGGTACTGTAAACGGCTACAAGGTGTACAGCACTCCTGCCTGTAAGGGTATTCTCTTTGGTAAGATGAGTGATTTGATTGTTGCTAATTGGTCGTCAACGGATATTACTATCGACAATTACAGTCAAGCTGTTAATGGCGCGGTGCGCCTTGTTGTCAACGCCTACTTTGACGCTAAGCCTCGCCGCGACGAATCATTTATTGCTAAGACTTTGAAATAATTTTGTGTTTTAATATTGGTGGGTGCTTGGTTATCAACACTAACGTTTTATCTTTGCACTTGTAAATCAAGTACTCACCTTTTAAATATACGAAATTATGAATTAATGCAGAAGTGATTTCATAATCTCTATATATAATCATGAAAAGGGGGTGGTTTAAAAACACTCCCTTTCATTTAACTTTTAAGCATGGCAATTGAAGTTTTTATTAAGCCCACAACGGAGGCGTTGACGGATATTAAGGAGCATCTTAATTTACCGTCAGATTATAATGGTGATGATGAATATTTGACGTCATTACTTGTAACCGCTCTTTTTGCCGTTGCTAATCATCTCAACATGAACAATGATGATATGTGGGAGGATTGGGATAAGATTCCGCCACCTATATTTCATGCATTACGTTTAATGATTGGGAATTTATACAACAATAGAGAAGCGGTGAGTGAAACAAAGCTCTATGAGCTGCCAAAATCATATGACTATCTATTATCACCTTACGTAATTTATTGATGTTATGAGGATAGGCGATTTGAATCATATCCTATGGGTTTATGATAGGATAGACAATCAGGATGAGTTTGGTGCAGTAGATGATATTGAAACGGAACTTGTCAAGGGTGAATGGGATAATAAAACGAATAGTTTTAACTACACAAAAGAGGCTAAGAAGAGTGTTGTAAAAGCTAAGGTAGAGTATGCTACAAGTAGTAGTGATATTGGGGCAGAGAAGAAGCTGCAACCAAATACTATCACCGCTACGGTTTATAAGTGTGCCCCTATTAGAAAAGAGGATATTATCTATGACCCAGACTTTAATGAACTCTATACAATAGCATCTATGATACCTGTTGGCAAATTATTCATGGAGTTATATTTGGAGAAATGGGATTGAAGCTTGATACAGATATTGACGTTGACGGTTGCTTAGACCTATTAAATTCGCTTTCTAATCGACAAACTAAGACAGCGATAAGGAAAGGTGTTAGAAAGGCTTCTAAACCGCTACAAACGCATTATAAGAGCCTTTTAAAGCAATCATTCAAGACTACAAAGGAGCTTGGCGGTGTGTACATTTACAACGACAAAAGCAATCCTCTTGGTGTTGTAGCCTCTATCAAACATAAACAGAAGAAAGCAGACAAGAAATTTCTGTTGACGGTTTATGAGCTTGGCACTTACAAAAAGGGTGGACGTTGGCAAGAGAAGAAAAGCAAAGCTAACGGCACTAAGCTGAAGAAGAAACGCTACACAGGTAAGATAGAGCCAAAAGGTTTGTTTGCTCAGTCTATCGATGCAACTGAAAATGTTATCATGACGAATATGCAGGTGTACGTTGCAGGGTGTATTAAGCAAGCATACAATAAGAATAAATAGTAAAATAAATTTTACACATGGGATTCTATTCGGACGCAAAGAAATGGGGTGATAAATTGGATGTTAAGATTTATCCTCTTGTAGCTCCTGCGGATGCAAGCACTTTCTTTTGTGTATATGCTAACACAGACACGCAATATGGCTATTGTAATTTTGGTGTAACATCTGTATCTAAGCAATATACATTCACTATTGCGGCTATCCGCTATTCTGACGTACACAATGCGGCAGAGAAATTTTATAACACTTTCTATAACCAACCAAATTATCGATTCGAGAACTGTACGGAGCGATATGAGGATGGATATTATATAAAGGAGTTTATTTTTATTTATAAGGAAACTAACTAATAATCAGATATTTATATGGCACTTCTCGAAGGAAAAAATCTTTTGATTGCTATTGGCGATAAGGTTTGGGGCTACGCTACGGCTTGCAGCTTGGATATTACGGTAGACACGGAAGAAACTTCATCTACTACTTACAAACAGATGAATACGGCAGGTGAAGGCTCTTGGAAGGGATTCTCAGCCGCCAAAAAGAGTTGGAGCGGCTCTACTGACCACTTGGTTGGTGTGATGAGTAACTTTGACAGCGCATTTTCTACTATCATTGCAGAGAATCCAGAGGTTACTATCAAGTTTGGGGCTGTCACTTACAAGGCTGGCTCTGACGACAATATGACGCACACGTTTGAAACAGGCGCACAGTATACAGGTACGGCTATTATCACGTCGTTGAACGTATCAGGGTCTACTGACGGTGAAGCTACGTTTACGGTAGGATTTCAGGGAACAGGCGCTCTTACTAAGGCGTAATAAATTTATTAACTAATTAGATATATAGAGAATTATGAAGAATGTAGTTGTAATTGACGGAAAAGAATATAAAGTGAAGCAGACTATGCGCTCTATCATGTTGTTTGAGGAAATGACAGGTAAGAGTGTAGGGTCTATGGATGCATCAAAGATTGGCGATGTTATGATGATGCTCTACTGTACGTTGAAAGCGTGTAATAAGGCTGACTTTGAAAACGTTGACTTTGATAGCTTTGTAGACATGGTGGATGATAATCCGTCTATTGTTGAGGAAATTTCAAAGGCTATTTCTGACAACAAAAAAAAAGACAACAATTAAGAGCTAATAATAAAGAGCTGGCGTCTACAAATGACAGCTCAGAGTTCTCGTACAAAGACTTGTATGGGATGTTAGTTGTAGAGGGCGGCATAGAACCCGACTATTTTCTTGACTATATGTGTGATTGGGAGCTTGATGCTTCATTGAAGTCACTTGAACGTCAAAGAAGAGAACGTTGGGAACAGTGCCGCCTTTCTTGTTTTTATACGGTAGCGAGCTTTGGTGGTAAGGTGAAGAAGCCACAAGACCTTTGGGAGTTTAGTTGGGAGAAGAGTGTTGCACACAAAGAGCACGCACCTATTGTAGCCGCTACAAAAGAGGAGATGCTTGCTATGATTAATGAGTTTGAGAATCAATTGAAGAATAAATAATATATGGCAAAGAGTGATTTGAGGGTTGGTATTAGTGCGGACAGCTCTAAGTTTGATAAAGCTATGAGCGACGTTCGCAATACGCTCTCTAAGACCAAACAAGATACAAAGAAGAGTACAGATGATGTATCAAAGGATTATGAAGCTCTATCTGGTAAATTGAAAGACGCCCTTGATAATATATCGGGTGGTATGTTGAGTCAGTTTAAAGAGGGCTATGATATGGCTAAGAATATTGTCGGCGTACTTGGCAATATGAAAACCGTAGAGCTATTCAAAGGAGGAGCAGATGGTTTAAAAACAAGCTTCTCTGAGTTGTTTGAGGGTCTTGGCACAAACCTTACAAAGACAGCCGCACAGACAGCCGCGGTATCATCTGCAACAAGTGCTATGACGCAGAGCTTAACATCAGCTGGTAGTGCCGCTGTTGTAGCAGGTAACGGAATGAAAGGATATGCAAAGTCACTTACAGATGTTGGTGATTTGAAAGCTCAGGTAGAATATATCAGAGATGCTCAGAAGAATATCGAAAACCTCAAACAATCGTACACAGAGCTTGAATATAGCCTTACGTATGTTTCTGGTATGTTGGACGAACTTGCGAGAACAGGCGCAGACTCTTTAAATGGATTTACGGCTGACCAACTCAAAGAAGAGTACTCTGCGCTTGAAGAGCAAATGAAGTCTATTAATGACGAAATAAGCTCTACGAGCACAAATCTTGAAAATCTTGGTATCGAAAGTAAGTCAATAGGCGATACGCTAAGAGGTGTTGGGGAGAAGATGGTTAATGCATTCAAGGGGCTCGGCAACGCTCTTATTCACCCAAAAGACACACTCAACAGTATATGGAAAGGAATCCAAAGCGGATGTTCAAAAGCATTGACAGCTATTAAGACATTCAGTTATAAGAGCGCGGCATATATTGCGGTAGCTTCGGCTGGTATTACTGTTTTGATTACAGCTATTGCCACGGTTGTTGCGGCTCTTGGGTCATTCTATACAAGAACAGAAGATGGTCAGCGAAAGATGCAACAGTTCACCGCAAAGGTTAAAGGAGCCTTTGAGGGTGTTGGCGATGCATTGTCCGCTATTGGTAAGAAGCTGTCGGATATTACAAGTAGTACAAGTAGGTTCGGAAATATAATATACAAGGTGGTAGATACTTTTGTATTGACCCCTATTAAAATTGTTCTCAAATCTATCAATTGGCTTATCAAAGCGGCAACAGGGGTAGATATTTACGCCTCTATGGTCAGCTCTTCAGAAAAAGCATTAAAGATAGAAAAGGAACGCCAAAAGATGCAAACTTGGTGGGAGGGGAGTGTTGACGGAACTACTAAGTCTATGCGTTTGCAAGTTAATGAGGCTAAAACACAGGTAGAAGAGCTTCGTGAACAGGTAGCAGCCACTACCGATGTTGCAAAGAAACAGGAGCTTATCAATCAGATGTTGGAGAAGCAGAAATGGATTAATGAGCAGAATAAGAAATACCGTGATTGGGAGCTTAAAATTGCGCAAGACACGTTTGATGCTAATGACTCTAACGCAGACGCACAAAAAGAGTTGAATGACCTTAAAGAGCGTTTGTATAACGAAGAACAAGCCGACTTAAAAGCATTGACACGTATTCAAAGACAGCTTAATGGGTCTGTTGAAAAAGGTGTTGAGAAATTAGAAGAGTCCGCAGAGGCTATTCGTAATATGCAGAAGTGGGCGGATGCTCTTGGTGTTTCTGTCAAGGTGACAAAAGATAACCTCTCGGACGTCGAAAAAGAGCTTACAGCAATCACAGAGTCACGAGGCTTATCATTCTCTTTGATAAACAATACGGAGAGCCTACAAGACGAAATGAAGCGTCTGTACGGTGACAAGAAACTTACCGTTCCAGTAAAGCCCGAAATTGACGAAGAAGAGGCGTTTTCTTATTCTC